TCAGACTCAACTGATATAGTTTCATATAATCATACAACAGAAGTATCTAGTAAATTTTTATTAGGAGAAAAAGTTAGTCAATCAGATAGTGTGTTCGGGTTTGTTACAAGTGTTGAACCAACCTTTAATAGAATAACACTAAATAGTGTATCAGGAACATTTACAAATAATAGTGTAATAACAGGACAAGAATCAAATAAAAGTTTTACAATTTCATCTGTAGTAAATGAAAGAGATGCTGTTAATCATTACTTAAATTCTGATGGATTTAAAACAACAGATTCAACAGGTAATACAGCTGTCTCTAATTATAGACATGAATTAAATCTTAATGAAGATAAATTTTTAATAAGATATATTGAAGGCGATTATGTAGACCAAGTGATTCAAGAATTTAAAACATTATTAAGAGAATAAATTATGACATTAAGAGCTCAAGACCATACGAGTTTTAACTTAGAAATATTAACGATTGTTAATAACGAAGGTGAAGCCTTTGATGTTATCAATGTATTTCAACAAGTAATTCTTCATGAAAGTATTTATGAAAATTTTCTAACAGGTGAAATAGCTTTTCATGATGGTACAGGTATGTTAGAAAAAATAAAATTTTCTGGACAAGAATCATTAAGAATAAGATTTAGTCAACCACCACAAACACCAGACGAAACTGTTTTTGAAGATGAAGTAATTGATAAAGTTTTTAGAATATACAAAGTAAATGATGTTCATAGATTGGACCAAAATAATCAAGTATTTAATTGTAAGTTTTGTAGTCCTGAATTAATGGACGCAAAAAGAATGAGAATAAGTCAAGCTTATAAAGGTAATGTATTAGATTTAGCAGCTAAAATATCAGAAGACTATTTAGGTATACAAAATAATCCAGAAGTTAAATATCAACCAATAATACCGTTTTTTGAAAGAAGACAAAAATCAAAAGAGGAACATCATGTAGTAATACCTAATTGGACTGTACATAAAACAATAAATTGGTTGTGTAGTAAAGCTCAAAGTAATGACTACAATAGTGGTGTAGCTGATAGTTTCTTTTTTTATCAAACAGCAAATGGTGGTTTTAGAATCAACTCTTTAAAAGATATGATGAAATTTAGAAATGAAGACCCTTATATATTTTCAAGTGTTGTTGGTGATGAAACAGCTCCAGACGGTGATGAAAAAAGAGATGAAGATAAAAAATCTATCGGTGTTGGTAAAAGATTAATTGATTACTATATGAAAAGCACAGCAAATGTATTAGAAAGTACTATAAAAGGTGGACTTGCTTCTAAACTAACTACAATAAACAACACCGGAAAATATTATCAAGAAAAAACATTTAATTACGCTGAAAGATTTTATTCAGATGAAAGTAATAGTATAGATACTGAACCATTAATTAGAACTCAATCTGAAAAATTATATATTGGTGGTAAAGGACCTGAAGAAATCGGTGCAGAAGTTCCTATTGAAGGTGAATATAATACTTACAAACCAGCTACATCATATTCAGACGCTTTTCATTTATTATTAAATCAAAGTGAGTTTGTTAATGATTCATCAGGTAATGTTAATACAGTACATGGTAATGCTCATTTTGGTGGACAACAAATGAGGCAGTCTGTATCTCAACTATTAAAATATCACGAAATGAGATGTTTAATATCTTGTAGAACAGATATATCTGTAGGTAGTGTAATAAATTTACAAATACCTATGACAGATATATCTCTAAAAGATAATGCAGAAGAAGTATATGATAATCCATTTCATTCTGGCGACCATTTAGTAACAGACATACAATGGACTTTTAATCAACTCGCTTGTGAATGTAATATTACTGTTATTAAAGATTCTTATAGTACTAATTTAGAAACATCAACACCTTCATATGGTAATCCTGGTGGACCTCTAACAAGAGGAATGTATTAATGTATCAAGGTAAAAAAGGAATGGTTTGGTTTACAGGTGTCGTTGAAGATAGAAACGACCCTCTTGCATTAAACAGAGTTCGTATTAGAATATATGGAGCTCATACTCACGATAAACAAATGATTGCTACACCTGATTTACCATGGTCAGAAGTTATGATGCCAACTACATCAGCATCATTATCAGGACTAGGTAAAACAACTCATGGTCTTGTAGAAGGTTCTACAGTTATGGGATTTTATCGTGACAGTTTAGACCAACAAGACCCAGTTGTAATAGGTTCATTAGTAGGACTACCTCAATCATTTTATAGAATAGATGAAACTATAGATGACAAAGGAACGCGTTCATTTACTAAACACGAAAGAGTTCCTACAGCAGGTTTTAATGACCCAAGATTAGATACTATAGATTCATATAAAGAAACAGAAGACGGTGACAATCCAGCACACATCAATAGAGATTATGGTTTAGATTTAGCGTTAGATACATCTCCAAGGAGAGATGGTGAAACAAAAGGTGTTTCATATCCTAAAAAAGATTACATTGATAAAAAAACTTCAGATGTAAATTTATTAGCTAAAGGTGATACATCATATTATCCTGTAATCAATACAGTCAAAGGTGAACCAGATAGAACAAACTATGTAGCACCTAAATATCCTTTTAATCATGTTCAAGAAACAGAATCAGGTCATGTAATAGAATTAGATGATACACCAGATAAAGAAAGAATACATTTGTATCATAGAAAAGGAACAAGGTTTGAAATTGACAAAGACGGAACATCTATAGAGAAAGTAGTTAAAGATAAGTATACACTTATATTAGGAAAAGATACAGTTAAAATTCAAGGTACTGTTGATATTGAGGTTGGTGAAAGTATAATAGCAAATTCAATTGCAGCTGCCGGTGGTGCAGAAAAGTTATCAAAAGATGCTATAAAAGATATTGTAACAGAAGATAATGATTTTACAGATTCTTTTAAAGATAAACTTAGAAGTGAAGGATTTACAGATGAACAAATAGAGTCATTAGAATTTACAGATGGTCCTTTAGTTCTAGGAGTAACAACAAAATTTAAAGTAAGATGGAATGACCAAGTAATCGGTAATAGTACAGAGTCAGCTATTGGAAGATTAGCTGATGAAGAATCAGTAAAAGATGATTTATCGTTTAATACAATTACAGGAACTGTTAAATCATTTGATACTGAAACTAATTCAGGTGTAGATAGTATTGTTAAAAGACTATCCGAAGAATCGGGTGGTTTATCTACAGAAACACAAGAAGTTATTAGTGAATCTTTAAAAGATTCTTCAGAAGGTCCTAGTTATCTAGCATCTATATTAGGTAAAAAGAAAATATCTGTTAACAATGCAATAGATAGTGTAGAATCAAAATTAAAAAATTTAGAAGATGAGACATTAGATAAAGTTGGTGTCACAGCTGTAAAAGAAAAATTAGATTCTATCTTAACAGAAGCAACTGGGTCAGTAGATGCACTGACAGCAGAGTTGACAGAAAAAGTGACAGAATCAGTAACAGAAGCTGCATCAGATATTCTTGGTGAAGAATTGGGTGCTAAACTTGGTGATGTTGTATCAGAACAAGTATCTAGTGCTGTCACTAGTGCAGCATTAAGTGCTGTTGCGGGTGTATTGGGTAGTAATCTTGTAAATGTATCTGTTGGTGGTTCAGCTAAAATTACAACAATGGGAAGTACTACAGTTCAATCTTTAGGTGGTTCAACAAACATTACATCAGCGTTAGGAACAAATATAACAACTCTTACAGGTAATACAAATGTAACTCAAGTAGCAGGGACTTTAAATTTAACATCACCTGTAACAAATATTACTTCACCCATAATTAATACAACGGGTGTTTTAAATCATACGGGTGCTATGAATATTACAGGACTATTAACAAGTACAGCTATAAAATCACCTGTAATTCAAAGTGGTGCAACTTTCTTAGCAACACATAAACATCCAATTCCTACAGGTTCATCAGCTGGTAGAACATTAGTTGGTATTGGTTAATGGATAAACAAATAATATAACAGACATAAATAACTATATGGCACAGTTTAATACAAAAAATCAAAGTTCAACAGTATCAAGAAGATGGTTTACTGATATTGATATTAATATGAGTTTACATCCTGAATCAAATGACTTAGTGTTAAAATATGATTTAAACGCTATCAAGAGAAGTTTAAGAAATATTTTACAAACTAATCATTATGAAAGACCATTTAAACCTAGTTTCGGTTCTAATATAAGAGCAATGTTATTTGAGTTAGCTTCAAATGAAACTAAAGTTATAAAAAGAAGAATAATTGATTCAATAACAAAAGCTGAACCTAGAGTAATAGTAGATGATATTAATGCAAGTGTACAAGGTACTAGTTTAAATCTTACATTATTGTTTGGTATCGTAAATAACAAAGGTAGACATCAATTAGATGTTATAGTAGAGAGAGTAAGATAAAATGGCAACTGTAAATAGTTCAAATATTAATATAACAGATTTAGATTTTGATGAAGTTTCAAATAGTCTAAAAGAATACTTAAGAGGTCAAGACACTTTAAAGGATTATGATTTTTCTGGTTCTAATTTAGCTGTCTTATTAGATGTATTAGCTTATTCAGCTCATACCTCAGCGTTCAATGCTAACATGGTAGCATCAGAAATGTTTTTAGATACAGCACAGATTAGAAAGAATGTTGTATCAAGAGCTAAAGAGTTAGGATATACACCAAGTTCAAGAACAGCAGCAAGAGCAACTTTTGATTTAACAGTTTCTTCACCTACAGTTGCTGGGACAACACCATCATCATTAACAATAAACAGAGGACACGAATTTAGAACAGTTTATGATGGGACTCCATTTACATTTATAGCTCTAGATAATAAAACAATTACTCCTGATGCTGGTACATTTACTTTTAATAATTTAGAAGTAGCTCAAGGTAAATTAACTACAGATGTTTATAGATATAATAGTCAAATATCAAATCAAAGATTTTCTTTATTAAATCAAAATGTTGATACATCAACAATAAAAATAAATATAACATCAAACGATACAATCACAACTTGGTCAAAAGCAGGCGACTTAACAGGTATTAATTCATCATCAAATGTTTATTACATTCAAGAAAATGATGTAGGATTATTTGAAATATATTTTGGAGATGGTATAATAGGTGCAAGACCAAAAGATGGTGATTTAATTTCAATAACATATTTAGTGACTGATACTGTTCATGCTAATGGTGCCAAAACATTTTCAATGTTAACATCAATTAATGGTAATTCAAGTGTATCATTTACAAATACCATAAGTGCATCAGGTGGTAAGTCAAAAGAATCAATAGACCAAATTAAATTTTCAGCTTCAAAATTTTACACTTCACAAAACAGATTAGTTACAGTTCAAGATTACAAAGCTAAATTACAAGAATTATATCCTGGTGCTGATTCTATTGCTGTATGGGGTGGTGAAGATAATGACCCAATACAATATGGTAAAGTTTTTGTTTCACTTAAACCATCTCAATTTTCAAACAATTTAACTACAGCAGAGAAAACAGATTTAAAAAATAAATTATCCAAGTTGAGTGTATTGACTGTAAGACCAGAAGTTATTGATGCTGAAATATTACAAATTTTAATATCAACTAATTTTAAATACGACCCAACTAAAACATCTCAAACAAAATCAGCTTTAGAAACATTAGTGAATGCAGCTGTTATATCATACGATAATAATAATTTATCTGGTTTTGATACTTTGTTTAGACATTCACAATTAACATCACAAATAGATAATACTGAAACTTCTATTCTTTCTAATATTACAAATATTAAATTAAGAAAGAATCATACAGCGACAATAGACGGAACTGCATCAGATTTTAAATTAGATTTTGGTAATGCTGTATACAATCCACATTCAGGACACAATATGGATAGTGGTGGTGTTTTAACATCAACAGGTTTTTTCATCTCAGGAGATACTAATAATTATTTCTTTGATGACGATGGTAAAGGTAATGTTAGAAGATATTATCTAGACGGTTCAACAAGAGTATATGCTGATAATACAGCAGGTACTATAACATATTCATCAGGTGTAGTAAGTATTAATTCGTTGACATATAGTTCAACATCTAATACAGATACATCTATTGATTTCACAATTATTCCTGATTCAAATGATGTAATATCATCTAGGAACCAATTGTTGGATATCACAGCTTCAGAAATATCTGTTACAGGTGTAGCTGATACTGTTGCTAGTGGTGAAACGAGTGCTGGAGTAGGGTATACAACCTCATCTAGTTACTCTTAAATAATGGTCCATGTGTATGCATGGAGTAGAATCCCTTGGTAACAAGGTTTAATTAATGCTTAATTAGAGAGGAACTAAAAATGGCAGATAAAAAAATAACCGCGCTTACGGATTTAAGCACAAGTGTAGCAGGTGAAGACCTATTGCATGTAATTGATGACCCTTCAGGAACTCCTGTAAATAAGAAGTTAACAGTAGCTAATTTACTTAACTACTTACCAACATTCTTAGCATTCGCACAAGCAGAACAATCTTTAACAGGTGCTGGTGCAGCTAATGTTACTTCTGCAGTGACAGCGTTTACTACAAATACTGATAACTCAGGTAATAATGCTGTGACTTTAGCAGCAGGAACTGCAGGTCAAATTAAAATTCTTTACACTAAAGTAGAGACATCAAGTGGTCAAACTTCAGTTGTAACACCAGCAGCTTTTGCTAATGGAACAACAATTACTTTTGATGCAGTTGGTGATGCAGCTATCCTTTATTACAACGGCTCTACATGGGTTTGTTTAGCACAACAAGGATGCGCTATAGCTTAATTAATATCTTATGCCTATCTTTTACGACAGAATAGCTGACCAAGTTGAGGAACTTCTTCCTGAATATTATCAAGAAGAAGGACCTCGCTTTATTTCTTTTTTAAAGTCTTACTTTGAATTTTTAGAGAAAGGTCAACTTGTTTATAAAGATGCAGCTGATATTGATTACATTGGTTTAGAAGACGGGACAGTAGCAGGAGAAGCATTTAATGATGCTGGTGAAAGAGGTAATCTTTTACAAGAGTCTGGTACTTACGCTCCGTCTTCAATAACCTCTGCTAAATTTAATTATGAAATAGACATTGATTCTGGTGGTGTACAAAAAACATCTTTTGAAAAAGGTGAATATGTTGTTGGTAATACTACAGGTGCACTTGCAAGAGTTGATGTTATAGGCAATAGTTCAAACCTTTATATTGAACAATTTTCAGAGACACAATTTGATATAAATGAGACCATAACAGGTCAGACTTCAGGTATGACAGCTAAAGTAGCTGCTTTCACTGCAAGTCCTTTACATGCTTCTAATAATTTATTATCATATGCTGATGTTGACAAAACATCTGGAGACTTTCTTGAATACTTTAGACGAGACTTCATGCCGTTTATTGATAGAGATGTTTTAGCAAATAAAAGATTATTACAAAAGCATGTCCAAGACTTATATCTTTCAAAAGGAACAAAAGAATCATACGAATTTTTATTCAGAATATTATATGGACTAGAAGCAGAAGTTGTTTTTCCTGGTGACAATGTAATCAAACCTTCTGAATCAGAATTTTCAGAACCAACAGTCATGAGACTGTTCAGCACAAAAGATTTAACAAAATATAAAAGAGGTCTAGTAAAAAAATTCGTAGGTTCAACTAAAGTATCATCAGCTTATATAAATGATGCTTCAGGTATATCAGGAACAAATGATTCAGATAATGGTTATGAGTTAGAATTAATATTACCATATGTTGGTTCATTTGATGTAGGTGATACAGTAGTATTATCTGATAGAGACGGTCTAAGAATAGATGCAGAAGCTACAGTTCGTGGTGTCATGAGTGATATTTCTACAACAGAGAGTAGTGTCTATGTTGGTATAGAAGACGGAACTGCAGGTGATGTAGAAGATGTTATTAGGTTAGAATCAGCTACTCCAATTCATATTATCAATGAAGACAATTCAGGTGATAAAATTTTAATGGAAGATGGAGATGAATTAATATTTGAACATGCACTAGGTGGTGAAAAGTTTCAAGCGAGACCAATTGGTTTAGAGACAGGTACAGGTGTTGGTGTTCTTTTAACAGAAGACGGTGGTATTGTTATAGACGAGAATACAGATTTATTCCCTCACTATACAGGTACTCAAGATTCTATCACATTGGGTGGTGGTGTTTATACTGAAATGGTTTCTTCTGGTTCATTATTTAGTGAATCAGATACATTTAATTATAACTCTCCAAAAGGTGGTGAAGCAACACAATCAATTAATGTTATTGGTAGTATTGGTCGTGGTGGTGTGACAGAAATAGTTATTGATGATGCTGGGTCAGGATATTCTGTAGATGACCAAGTTGTGTTTGTCAATACAGGAACAGAAGGTTCAGGTTCAGAAGCATTTATAGATGTAACTGATGGTAATATAGAATTAGAATCAGCTACTGAACCAGGTATACATCATTTCACAGGTGATGGGTCAACAACAGTATTCTCTGGTCGTGATAACTCAGGTGTTATCATGGGATTTGACCCTAGAAAAGTACAAGTGTTTGTAAATGGTTCAGAGATAGCAAGAACAACAGGATTTACTACAGACCAAGCAGGTACTAAAATAACATTTGCATCAGCTCCAGCAAACAGTTCAGATGTAGAAATTATATTAGATAATAGAGGTATATTACTAGAAGATTCATTGAGAACTGAAAAATTACGATTCGGTAAATTTGTAGAAACAACAGATATCATAGCAAAAGAAGATGACGGTGCTATTAAAAAAATTAGTATATCAAATGCTGGTTCTGAATATAAAACTTTACCTAAGGTATTTATGGGTGGTTATATTTACTATGATACTCTAACAACAGGTACAAATTTTTCAGTAGGTGAAGTTGTAACTTCTACAAATAGTAAATCCATGATAGTAGACGAACACGATTTAGAAAGAAAAAGAATATTAGTTCATAAAAGAACTTCAGATGCTGCAGGTGTACCAACAGGTACAATCACAGGTGGTACATCAGGTACAGTATTCAGTTTAACACAAACAAATGTCACAGCAGGTTCTGGTGCAAAACTATTTGCTTTTAGTGATGATATTGGTTCTATTAAAAAATTAAAAATTCAAGACCCAGGACATAAATTTGAAGATAATGGTATTGGTAATTATGTTCAACATTGTATTATTAAAGATGTATCAGCATCACCAATAGTTAATACAACTGTCACTGCAGCTCTAACAGGTGCAACAGGAACGATAAAATTATTTAATGGTGATTTAAACCAATTAACAATAACAGATGTCAAAGGTATATTTAATGATGGTGATTATGTTACAACTAGTGACAGTAAAAACTTTATTATTGGTAAAACAAATCCTTGTACAGCTAGAGGTTCATTAAGCAGTACATCAAAATTAGATGGAAACTATTTAGATGATACAGGATTCCCGTCTGTTGATTCAATGAGAATACATGATAATTATCAATATCAAGATTACTCATATAAAATTAAAGTAGGTAAAAGTATTAATGATTACAGAAGTTTAATAAAATCATTACTTTCTCCTGCAGGGACAATATTCTTTGGTGAAGTATCTATTAGAAATAAAGTAGATGGTTCAGCAAATGTTTATAATGTTAATTTTGATGGTACTAATACAGCAAGGTCATTCATACCTACATTAATTATTGGTTCTAAAATTGATACTGCTGATATACAATTAGAAGACGGAACATATTCAGAAAATGACCAAGTATTCAGTTCGTTTGAAGGTAGAATAGAATTAGAAACAGGTGAAGGTGTATTAACGACAGAAAGATTCTTAGCTTTAACACATAATACAGTTCAAGACCAATCATCTGGTCGACCATATGTTATTGGTACAGATACAGTAGAAGAAACAGACAGAGATTTCTTTAAAAGACAATTAACAGCTGAAGCAACTCCAAAAGGTAGTAGAGTTCATAAAGAGTTAGATATTAGTCCTCATAAAAATCAACATAAGATATCTTATAGTACATTAAATAATTCATTAGCAGTAGGGACTAGAGTAAGAGGTGCTACTTCTAATGCGTTAGGTATTGTAATGAAACATGATACTACAAATAAATTTATTATTGTTCATAGAGATATAAATGATTGGGGACAACCAGGTTCACAATTTACTGGTACAGAAATAATTCAAAACACAGCTGCTTCTACAAATTACTTTACAGCAACATCTATAGAGTTAGGTCATGTACCAGAAGATATTATAACAAAACAAGAACCTAGTACAATCACACCTGATACAACAATAACATCAGCTAATCAAAAAATTAGTAATGGTATAGAAGGTGGTGGTGATGCTTACGCTCATGCAGATTTTATATCAGGATTTACGGGTAGAGGTAAAGTACTTGTAGCAAGTGATAATAGTGAAGCTTATGATTCAGAAATGAGACAAAGAAAAATAAATATAGTTTCATCTCCAATATTTACTAGCTCAGTTACACAAAGAGGTAGAACATACTCAGCGGTACCTAGACAGACACGAACAATAAACACACAAAATACAAGAACAGCTGGTTCAAATACTACAGCAAATAATAGTAGTGGAACAGCTTTAAGAATAGATTCGTCTTTAAATACTACATCATTAGTAGGTGTAAGTTTTGGACATAGACCAGCAGGACAGAAACTATTTGAATCAACAAATTTCTTATCAGAAAGAATAGTGACAGAGAATCAAGAACCTCTAATATTTGAACCTGATAATGGTAATATCTTGGGAGAAGATTTTTCTCAAGGTGGAATTATTTTGTTAGAAGATGGGAAACAACTTCTTTGGGAAGATGCGACTATAAATGATGAAACAAAATATTTCGTAAGTGAAGAATCTACACAAATAGGTTCATTTAATATAATAGATGAAAATAATGATAGACTAATTGATGAAACAGATAGTCTACCATTAATTTTAGAAAATGCATTGATGATAGGTCAGAAAGAGTCAAATCAATCTGGTCCTACTATCGGTGATTTAAGAGATATGATGTTTACTGAAAATTACAGTATGATGAATAAAATACAACTTGACGGTGGAAGTGATATATCATCAGGAGATGATTTATTACTAGAAACAGGAGAACATTGTTTACAAGAATCTCCTTCAGAAGGCATTCGTATTAGTGATATAAGTATATTATATAATAATAAATTTGTATCAAATCTAGAAAAAGAATTAGGTAGAAGACAATCATTAACACATTCTGCTGTAATTCAGAGTGGGTAGTGATATAAATAACTATAATAACAATTATTAATTTAAAGGGTAATAACAATGGCAGCAATAATAACTGAAAAATTTCGTCTAAACAACGCGAAACAGTTTATCGAAGATATAACGCAGAGTTCATCTGTAGCTTATTCATTCATCGGTAGAGGACACGCTTGGACAGACGATTCAACTCCGCCAACACCTGTAGACAGTCCAAATGATGAGTTCGACGCTTATCGTAGTATGGTAGCGTTGAAGAAGATTTCAACTTCGGATATATCACACGCGATTGTTAGAAGGGATTGGACAAGCGGAACAACTTATGACGAATATCGTCACAACTATTCATCTTCAAACACAGCAAATAGTGGAGCTACAACTTTGTGGGATTCATTATTCTATGTTGTAACAGATGATTATAATGTATACAAGTGTTTAAATAATGATGGTAATACAGCATCAACTGTAAAACCTGACCATACAACACTTGCTACACCAACAGAGTCAGACGGATATCAATGGAAATTTATGTATTCAATATCTGCTTCAGATGTAATTAAATTCGTAACTAACGATTTTATTCCTGTTAAAACAATAGGTGCTCAACTAGCAGTAGCTGGTGGAGTAGATACAGGTTCTCAAGACGGTAGATTAGGAGATGCTGCTACAGACGATGGTTCAGCTCAATGGGATGTTGAGAATGGTGCAGTCGACGGAGCTCTTCAAAGAGTAAGAGTTAAATCAGCAGGTTCAGGATATACTGCTTCAACAACAACAACTAATATAACTATTCGTGGAGATGGTTCAAGTGGTGTTGCAACAGTAGTCACTAATGGTTCAGGTGGTGTTTCATCTGTATCAATTACAACAGCAGGTTCAGGATATACAACAGCATTTATTGCTAACGAAGATATTCCTGGTTTTGATAACGCTGACCAATCAGCTGATGGTACAAACAATTCAGCTAATATTGAATTTATAATTCAACCTAAAAATGGTCATGGTTCTGATTCTATTGAAGAACTAGGTGGTAATTACATTATTCTAAACTCAAGACTTGAGTATTCAGAAGGTAGTGGTGATTTCCCAACAGACAACGATTTCAGACAAATCGGTGTTATCGTAAATCCAACAGACCAAGGTGGTAATACACTATGTTCTGCAACAACAAGAACAGCTTATAAGAAAATGACTTTCCAAGCTTCTGGTTTCTCAGCTCCAACTGTAGATACGATTATTCGTAATGCGTCTACAGAAGTAGTAGGAACAGCTGTGGGTATTGTAGTATCAGTTGATTCAACAAATAGAATCATTTCATACTTACCATATCCAAATGAATCAGGTAATTTTGTAGCGTTTGCAAATGGTAATACTATATACTCATCAACAAGCACTAATCACGGAACATTAGCTAGTTCATCTGCTATAACAGCAGAAGAAGTTCAAAGACATTCAGGAGACATCATCTATTTAGAAAATAGACAAGCTGTTTCTAGAGCGTCAGACCAGATTGAAGATATTAAACTTATAGTAGAAATGTAAGGTAACATAAATGGCACAAAATACAGATTTAAATGTATCGCCTTATTATGATGATTATACCGAAAGTAAGAATTTTCATAGAATCTTATTTCGTCCATCTAATGCGATACAAGCAAGAGAACTAACTCAATTACAGAGTATATTACAGAATCAAGTAGAAAGATTTGGTAATCATATATTTGATGAGGGTGCTCTTGTTATGGGTGGAACTATAACAGTAAATACATTATATGATGCTGTTAAAGTCAATGCAGCAAATCCAAATGGAGCTGGTACAGCAACAGCTGAAACATATAGAACAGCTTCTCATGATAAGTATTTTCAAGGTCAAACTTCAGGTGTCGTAGCAAAAGTAATTAATTCAGTTGCAGCTACAACAAGTGGTGACCCATTAACTCTGTTTGTCACTTATGTTAAAGCAAATGCTGATACTTCAACTACAACATATAGTACTTTTTTAGATAATGAAGAACTTCAAGAAGTCACTTTAGCATCTGATGGTTCTTATAGTGACGCATCAAATAATAATGAATTTAAAACTATTCTTCCTAGTCAAGTAGCTGGTCATGATTCATCTACTGCAGTAGGTTCTGCCGCAACAGTAAGAGGTGGTATATTTTATACAAGAGGATTCTTTGTAAGATGTGATGAACAAACAATCATATTAGACAAATATTCAAACACACCAACTTATAGAATAGGTTTACAAATTACAGAAAGTTTACAATCTTCTACAGACGATACCTCTTTGTTAGATAATGCTTCTGGTACATCAAATGAAAATGCACCAGGTGCTAATCGTTTAAAGATAGCATTAACATTAGTTAATAAAACAATAGGTGGTACTCAAGACATTGATAATTTCATTGAGTTATCAAGAGTAGAAGCTGGTGTAATAACAAAACAAACATCAGTAACAGCTTACAACACTTTAGAAAGAACTTTAGCAAGAAGAACTTTTGATGAAAGTGGTGATTATGTTGTTAAACCATTTAATATAGAAGTAAGAGAACATTTTAACGATACATTAAATAATGGTGTTTATCTTTCATCTAATACATCTATACCGGGTGATGCATCTAAATTAGTAGCTTCACTTTCTCCAGGTAAAGGTTATGTTAAAGGTTATGAAGTTAATAAACAATCACAAACATTACTTACTTTAAATAAAGCTAGAACAACTAAAGATTCAGGAGCTCTAGCTGTTCCTTTTGAAATAGGGAACTATTATAACCTTAATGAAGTATTTGGTCAACCAGAATTTGGAACAGGAATATCAGGTATAACTCCATTTGGTTCAGTATCTTTAAGAGATACAGCAAAAGCAAATGTTGAAGGTGCTGATGGAGATGAAATAGGACAAGCAAGAGTAAGATTCTTTAATTGTATAACACCTACAACAAGTAGTGGTAAACACACAGGAGCTTCTTTATTTAGAATACATTTATTTGATATTAGAATGTATACTAAACTTACAACAGCAAGTACTAACTATGCTCTAACAGCAGGTCAAAGAGTTAAAGGAACTGTATCAGGTGCTAAAGGTACTGTAGCTGTATCATCAGCTGCTGGAGCTACTTCAGTTTTTGTAATGGATGTAGAAGGTGTATTTTCAACTTCTGACACACTTAGACTTGAACATGCAACAGCAGACGGTAAAGCTATATCAGCTGTTAGAACATATTCTTCAGATAGAGTTAGACAAGTTTATCAGACATCAAGAACAAGTGGTGCTGCAGTATTCGCTGCCAACACAATAACAACAGATAGTCAATTTGTATTAACAGGTACAGTGGTTGCAGCTTCAAGTTCTTCAACAGCTGTCACGGGTGTTAATACTAAATTTACTCAAGAATTAAAAGAGGGTGATATAATAATAGGACCTGCGGGTGCTTCTATTGGTACTATATCATCTATAACAAACGATACAACTTTAGTATTAGCAGCTAATGCCTCAGCTGTAGCGAATGGTAAATTTATTAGACAAAGAGCTAGACTACTAGAACAAGAAAAAACAGTATCAGTAATGCCAACACCGAAGAACTTTGTTTCTTCTATTACACCTAATACAGTAGTAGTAAGAAAACAAGCTACTATGCAGTTATCATCAGGAGATGGTTCTATTTCAGGTGTAGCTGATGAAACATTAGTTGCAGAGGATTCAAATGATTACATAATATCTGTTATGGAAGCTGAAGGAACTGAAACAAATCCAGAAGATAATAACGAAGGTGCTGTTTTAGATATAGATGGAGCAGGTGGTACACCAGCAAACTTCTTAACACTTAATACTAGTTCTGGTGGTGCTATTACAATAGACGGAGCTAACAACTCAGCACTAGGAACTGATGCAACAGATATATTAAAAGTTATATACGCTGCAACAAAAGATGTATCAAATGATAATTCAGCAAAAACATTAAGAAGGTCTAGAGGTGTTAAAATTACTACAACAGCTTCAGCGAATGCTGGTGCCTCAGCTTCTGCAGAGGTTTATGGAACAAATATTAATGATGAAATAATATCATTAGGTGTTCCTGATGTTTACGCTTTGAGAGCTGTGTACGAATCAAATGACGCAACAGATGCTTTACCACCTAAGTTAACAGTAGCTTCAGGTTTTGCAGGTAATCCAGGTGATAGAATCACAGGTTCATCATCAGGTGCTGTCGGTAAAATTATTCAAGTTTCAGGTACATCAATATTTTTCTATTATGTTTCTGAAACTTTATTTACAACAGATGATACTATCACAAATGAAACTTCAACGAATACTTCTACCAATAGTAGAGTATGTAGTGCTGTGACAGTAGATTCAAAAGATATAACAAAAAACTTTTTATTAGATGACGGTCAAAGAGATGGATACTATGGTCTCGCATCTATTAAAAGAAAATCAGGAGCTCCAACTCCTTCAAATAGTCTATTAGCAATATTTGATTACTTTACAGCAGCTTCAGGTAATTTCTTTACAGTAAATTCATATAGTGATTTAGAGTTTGAAAATATTCCTACTTATAATCCTAATATTGTAGACCCTAGAGGATTAGAACCTGATGGTCAAATTGAATTATCAGATGCAGTAGATTTTAGGTCTTATGTACATTCACTTCACGACATATCAGCTGCTCTTGACCCAACATCAGCACCTAATGTATCTACAGCTATAACAGCTCAACCATTAGCTTTTGCAACAGAAGAATTTACAAGTGCAAGAGCTGTTACTTTTGATTTACCTAAGAGTGGTCAAGCGTTAACAACAACTTCAATGATTCATTACTTACCTAGAATAGATAAAATATCATTAAGTTCAGACGGTGAGTTTTTAGTGTCAGAAGGTCAACCTGCTGATGAACCAGCAGCTCCTGTGACACCAAGTAATTCAATATTATTACACACAGCTTATCTACCTGCTTATACAGGTGATATATCAAAAATAAGTATTAAAACTCTAGACCACAAACGATTTACAATGAAAGATATTGGAAGAATCCAAGGTCGTGTAAAAAATCTAGAGAGAGTTACATCACTTAATTCATTAGAACAAGAAACAAGTTTACAACAAATACAAGATGCTGACGGACTAGATAGATTTAAGTCAGGATTTTTAACAGATAATTTTAGAGGTCATAAAACAGGTGATGTTGACCACCCAGATTATAAAATTGGTGTTGATAGAACAACAGGAACTTTAAGACCACAACACAATTCTAAATTTGTAGACATATCACTTAACACAGGTGCATCATCAGGATATGTTAAAACAGGTGATGTTATAACATTACCATTTACAGAAGAAGCGTATGTATCTATAGATAAAGCTTCAACAACAGAATTTGTTAATCCTTATGATGTTGTATTATTCAATGGTACAATAGAACTAAGTCCTTCAAGAGATTTATGGTTTGATACAGAAAGATTACCAGCTATTAGAAGAACAGTTGAAGGAGACTATGATACTGTATTAGCTGGTGTTCAAAATTCATTAGGAACTGTTTGGAATAATTGGCAATCTGATTGGTTAGGTGAACCTATAACAACAGTGGAAGAACCAATAAACAGAACAATCACTTCACCTAATCCTGGAAGATTGGATAGAATAGCAGCACCTCGTGGTGTTGGTGGTGGAAGAGGTAGATTTAGAGACCCTAGAAGAATGGAGCGAAGATAATGAACGGACCCTTTTCAAACGAAAGAGATTTTAATATTGATTTTAATACAATCAGAAGACAAATTCGTACAGGTGTGACTACTTCTATAGTAGAAGAATTTTCTGAAAGTAGAGCTGATAGAATTGTTTCAACTAATATAGCACAGTCAATGAGGTCTAGAGATATTACTGTCACAGGTTCTAATTTTAAACCTAATACACCTTACTTTGCTTTCTTTGATGGTATAGATGTTAATGCTCACATGACACCAACATCAAGTACATATGGTATGGGTAGTGCCACAGCAAAAGGAACAGCTTTGAGGTCAGATAATTTAGGTGCTATTTCAGCAACATTTACAATACCTAATACAGACGAACTTAGTTTTACAACAGGGTCAAAAACATTTAGACTTACAACAGATTCAACAGGTGCTAATTCAACTTCAGAAGGACAAGTACAATATTTTGCTAATGGTGAGATAAGAGTAGTACAAGAAGAAATAACTTCTACAAGAAATGGTAGAATTGTTGTAGATGAAATTTCAGAAGAAAGAGAACAAGTAAGATATACTGACCCTCTTGCTCAATCATTTATAGTAGATAGAAAAGGTGGTATATTTCTTTCATCTGTAGAACTTTATTTTGGTGCAAAAGATACAGCATTGCCTGTTTCAGTTCAAATTAGACACATGGAAAATGGTTCTCCAACACAAAAAATATTACCATTTGGTGAAAAATCATTATCACCAGCAGATGTAAATGTATCGGGAGATGCATCTTCATCTACTAAATTCTCATTCAATTCACCTGTATATTTAGAATCAGGTAGAGAATATTGTGTTGTTGTGATGACAAACTCAAATGTTTATACTTGCTGGGTTTCAGAAATGGGTCAAAAAGATATTGCAACAAATGACTTTATTGACCAACAACCATATGCTGGTTCATTATTTAAATCACAAAACAATTCAACTTGGACACCTGACCAATTAA